CAGAAATTAAATTTGTTCTCAACGGGTGTTAATATTGTAATATCTGGTCTTGCTGTGGCTAAAGTTGGATTAAGCTCGACAACATACATGGCTCCAGCCATGACAATGTCAGCACATACTAGTGTTCCAACTTACAAAATCACAGATAATACATCAACTGCTAACGGTCGTCCAACTGGATCAATTTGGGTTAAGACTACCAACGCAAATGCTGGCGCAGATTGGATTATTAAGAAATATAATAGCGCAACTAGTTCATGGATTACTCAAAACACAAGACTGTTTTCAGACAATCAAACAGCATTGGCAACATTGGATCCAAGCGGCGGCGGCATCAACTTGCCAGTTACCTCACTATACGTTAAGTTTAATGATGACGAAGGTGGTCCAGAGATTGCTACATTTAAAATTTACAAACGTAGTGGTGTCGGCGCAACTACTATCACTGGTGCTCCTATCACTAGCAGTACATTTACAGCTGGTGCAAACAGTTTCACAATACAAGAAAGTGTAATTGGTAGTGGAACATTAACTTCAGCTGTGACTATCACATTCACAGCAGCCGCCGCAACATCAGATTCAGACACATTAATTGCGGCATTCAATGCGGCATTGCCTGGTTCTAAATTAGTTGCTACTAAAAATGCCAATAACTCAATCAATATTACTCACACAGCAGGCGGAGATTTTAGACTAGTTGATGGGACCAATACTCCATTAGCTGACATATTCTCAACCAGCACTACTGCTAATTTATATCCTAACCCAGCAGGTACTGCAAACAACTATGTTGCAAGTTTATGGTCAGCTGTTGCAAACGGCACTGCAATTGCAGCCGCAAGCGCAACTCCTCCAACAAACATCGCCGCTGATCAGCAACTGTGGTACAACAACGATATTGACGAAGTTGATATGATGGTACATAATGGTACCACATGGGTTGGCTATAGAAACTACACACAAAATCAAGTAGGCGGCGATACAACAGATCCAATGGGTCCTAAAGTTAGTGCAACCCAACCTACTGTACAAAGTGACGGAACTCCGTTGGCTAACGGTGATTTGTGGATTGACACTAGCGATTTAGAAAATTATCCATTAATCAAACGATACAATTACCTAACTAAGAAATGGATATTGTTGGACAACGCAGATCAAACAAGCGAGAACGGTGTGTTGTTCCATGACGCACGTTGGAACACAGATGGATTAACTGGTACCAAAGCAGACATCAGTGATCTATTAGTCAGCAACTTCTTAGACTTCGACGCTCCAGATCCTGCATTATATCCAAAAGGTATGTTGCTATGGAATATGCGTCGTAGCGGATACAACGTATTGAAATTTGTTAGAAATTATGTTGATACTACTACACGTAATACTCGTCAATCTAATGCATTGATGACCAGTTACTATCCGCATCGTTGGCTCAGTGCTGCCGCTAACCAAGTTAACGGCGCTGGAAACTTTGGACGTAAAGCAGTGCGTGAAGTTGTACTGGCCGCGTTGAATTCAGAAATCAATGCTAATCAACAAATACGTGACGACGAAAGCCGTGTGTTTAACTTGATGGCTTGCCCGGGTTATCCTGAAACAATCACATCATTGGTTGCATTGAATTACGATAGAGGTATCAGCGCATTTGTAGTTGGCGATACTCCTGCTCGTTTACGTCCAGACGCAACAACAATTAGTAACTGGGGTAATAATACTGACAACGCTGTCAATAACGGCGATGATGGATTACTAACAACAGATGCATATTTAGGTATGTTCTATCCATGGGGCTACACTACAGACTTGTTGGGTAACAACGTGGTTGTTCCACCAAGCTACATGATGTTACGTACTATTGCATTAAGCGATAACGTTTCTTATCCATGGTTTGCACCAGCAGGTACACGTCGTGGTGGTATTACCAACGTAAGTTCAGTAGGATACATTGACTCACTAACTGGCGAATTTAATGCAACAGCATTGAATACTGGACAGCGTGACACACTTGCAAGTATCCATGTGAACCCAATTACATACATTACTGGAACAGGCTTAGTAAACTACGGACAATACACACGTCAACTGAGTGCTAGTTCATTGGATAGAATTAACGTGGCACGTTTGGTAATTTATCTACGTAGACAGTTTAGTCAATTGGCAAAACCATATGTGTTTGAACCAAACGACACTATCACACGTAACGAAATTAAACAAGCCGCTGAAAGCCTATTGTTAGAATTGGTAGGACAACGTGCATTGTATGACTATCTTGTAGTTTGCGATACATCAAACAATACACCAGCAAGAATTGATCGTAGCGAACTATACCTTGATGTCGCAATTGAACCAGTAAAAGCAGTGGAATTTATTTACATTCCATTACGCTTAAAGAATACTGGCGAGATTAAAGGTCTATAATAATTAGGAGAACACAATGTCAATTGCATCATTATCAAGATTTACAGTACCGCTAGCAAGTAACCAAAGCTCGAGTACTCAAGGCATGTTAATGCCTAAGTTAAAGTACAGATTCAGAGTTAGCTTTGAAAACTTTGGTGTCTCGGGCGGCACAGTAGAATTAACAAAACAAGTAGCTGATTGTAGCCGACCGGTTGTTAAGTTCCAAGACGCCACTATTGAAGTTTATAACAGCAAAATTCATTATGCTGGTAAGCCAACATGGACCGCAGTAACAGTTAAACTACGTGACGATGTGTCAAACAACGTGAGCAAGTTGGTTGGCGAACAGAATCAAAAGCAGTTTGACTTCTTTGAACAAAGTTCTGCGGCCAGTGCCGGTGATTATAAGTTTCTTACACGCATTGAAATGTTAGATGGTGGTAATGGAACTAACACTCCTACAGTTCTTGAAACATGGGAATTGTATGGTTGCTATGTTGATACCACAACATATTCTGCATTAAGCTACACAGGTAATGCTGATATAGCAATGATTGATCTTTCTATCCAATACGATAACGCACAGCAAATTGGGCCAGGTGCTGGTATGGGAACTGAAGGATTTGCACAGAAACGTGCTGGTACAGCTACAACAGGCGGCGGCGTTCCTTACAGATAATAACCAAACTAAAAACCCGCTGAGCGGGTTTTTTAGTGGGTAATCATTAACTACGTAGTTAATATTTAAGATAAATATTATTATGGCCTTTACACCTAACAAATATTTAAAAACTCATAGTCCTACTAGCTTTGTCTACTTACGAGATCAGCGTCATGCAAGCCGGTTATTTGCAGACGATTCTTTTAGACTTGCACCAAAGTTTGATCATTTATTTCATGTGTCTTTTAGTATTAATCCTGGAGCATTAAAAAGTATTGACTTATTGCAACGTCATAGAAACGAAATTAACATGCTGGTTAAAAGTATATCGTTACCCAAGTTCACTTTGGCCGCAGAAACAGTTAACCAGTATAATAGAAAAAAAGTAATACAGACTCAGCACAAGTACGAAAATGCCACAATTAAATTTCATGATGATAACATGGGATTGATCAATCAACTATGGCAAAACTATTACAGCTATTATTATGCAGATCCTACTAGTGCAAAAAACGGCACTGCTTACAATAGAAATGCGATTAAGAATTTTGATTTTATTACCACACCGTTTGGTTTAGATAATGGTAGCAATATTCCATTTTTTAATCATATAACAATTTATCAAATGGCTCGTCATGAATTTGTAAGTTATAAACTACATAACCCGCTAATTGCTTCATGGGATCATGCAGTATTAGATTATAGCAGTACAAAAGTACACGACAACACAATGTCTATTGTGTTTGAAGCAGTGTCGTACGATGCAGGTATTGTTAGTCCAGAAACCGTTGAAGGTTTTGGATTTGAACATTATGACGTTACACCTAGTCCATTAGAAGGCGTGGTCGACTCTAATAGTTTAAGCCCAAGTTTTGTATCTCAACAAAATGTCACAAGAAACAATGCAGAAACCCTAAACAATGTTGTTGAGTCGGTTAACACATACCAAAACACTCAAGAAAAAACACTTCAAGGCACTCCTGGACTGCTATCTACAAACTCAACCCAAACAGTGGGCGGCATTCAAGGAATAACATTCCCGGTTAAAACAACTGAGTCAAACATAACAGAAGCAAAAAAAGTTAATTTAAGATAATATATGGCTAATAATTTACCGCAAGCACAGTCCAGCACAGTCGATGCTAAACAGTTTTTTGACAACTTCTTTGTGCATGAAGTTACGTTTCCTGCTAACGAAATTGATGCAACTGTTGGATTCTTTATGAAACGAGGATTTGATACAGACAGTGCAAGAAGTACTGCAATTATTCTACTCAACCAATCACGGGTTGACAATGTAAACGTATTTGTATTACTTGATAGTCTTAAAGGATTGACAGATGTTCAGCTTGGCCAAGTTGTTGCCCAAGTATTAAACTCTTACAGAGAAAAAACAAGTATCCTTGGATATCATATTTCTACAATAGCAGACACATACGAAAGTAGAAATATTTTAGTATAACATGGCCTCAAAATTTGCCCGTGGAAAATTTGTAATGAAGCATCCTGAAAAATACATAGGAAATAAAGTGCCTACGTATAGATCCAGTTGGGAGTGGAGTTTTATGAATTTTTGCGACAATAACAAAAGTGTACAAAAATGGGCAAGTGAAGCTATACAAATACCTTATAGAGATCCACTAACTGGCCGCCAAACAGTTTATGTCCCAGATTTTTTTATCCAGTATATAGATAAAAACAGTAAAATGATAGTTGAGCTGATTGAAATTAAACCGTCTAGCCAGCAGATTATTGAACGTGTGGGCAAAAACAAATACAATCAAGCACAGTTTATTAAAAATCAAGCCAAGTGGAGTGCCGCTAATCTATGGTGTAAACAACAGGGTATTAAGTTCCGTGTCCTCAACGAAAATGATCTGTTTCACACAGGCACTGCATAAGTAATAATATGAAGAAACTTGAAGAAATTTTAAACCTTCCTGAAAGCAAAAAACTAGTCACGGAAGAAGAAAAGAAAAAAGCCAAAGCTGAAGTTGTACAGCCGTTCCTTCGCGATATGAGCGAATTTGACAAAATTTCGGCAGCATTGCCCGCAGTTAAAGGACTAGGCGATGCTAGCGATGCTGAGTTTGATGCGCTTGCTCAACGTGCTACAGATGCTTATGATGATCTAATGGATCTAGGCATGAACGTAGAAGCACGTTATAGCGGACGTATTTTTGAAGTTGCTGGCGGTATGCTTAAAAATGCTATTGACGCAAAAGCTGCCAAAATTGACAAAAAACTCAAAATGATCGAGTTACAGCTCAAGAAACAAAAATTAGATAATGATTCAATCCAAGAAGACAACAGTGTTAGTATACCCGGAGATGGCTTTATTGTAGCAGATCGCAATAGTCTATTGGAAAAACTACGCAATATGAAATAAATACATTATCAGGAATACACCATGAAATCATTTACACAGTATCTAGTAGAAAGCAAACGAGTCTACGAATTTAAAGTTAAAATTGCAGGAGATTGTC